GCTTAAACATTACCTTTTATCCACCTATCCACCTATCCACCTGTATATACGTATGTATGTAAAAAAGCGTAGTAGTTACAAAAAGCCAAAAAAGGTGGAGGTGGTGGATAAACTGCAACAGTTAGATGGTGAAACCGAAAGGAAATCATAAAATCATGGCGACTGTGCGTTTCTGCGACCGCTGTCAAACCAAAGAAACCAATCGAATCGATGTGACCCCCGCGTTTATTGGCCTCCATGGCACAGCCCCGAAACTGATGGCTGACCTGTGCCCGGACTGTCATAGAGACCTCGACGCCACGCTCAAAGGCTTCCTGAAAGGAGAAACCGTGCCACACTATCCCGTCCTTAAGGCTTGACTACTTGAAAAATACCCACGGCGGCAAACGGAAGGGCTCCGGACGCAAGACCGGGACCAAATGGCCCGCGACCTTGGAGAAGGAGCGCGTCCGCGAACAGGTGCGCCAATTCATCAACGCCCACGTGCAAGACCTCCTGCACGCCCAGGTGGCGAATGCCAAGGGCTTGCAGTATCTGGTCTATCGCGATAAGCAGACCGGCAAATTTGAGCGCGTCCGCTCCCTTGAGGACGTTGACCAGGACGCCGAGGTGATCGAGGTCTGGGAAAAAGATCCGAGCGTGCAAGCGTTCACGGATTTGCTGAACCGCGCGATCGACCGACCGAAGGAACAAGTGCAGGAGATTGAGATTCGGGCGGATAATACGACGGCGCTCGATCGCGCGAAGGAGCGATCGTTGTTGAAGTTGAAGCCATGAGCATCTATGAGACGTTTCTGCTGGGCGTGCTCACGGGCGGGGCGATCGTCTGCGTGGTCATTCTCCTCGATGCCTGCTATCCGTGGGTGTATGAACGGTTCCGCGCCAAGGTGTTAGGGTCGAGACGATAATGCCCGCGAAGGAGCGGTCGTTGCTGAAGCTAAAGGGGTGACGCATGAAAGTGAAAGCGTTACGAGTGACGTGGCCGGATGTTGTAGTGGATGTCGTTGTCGGACGACAGGAAGTCGATCTCATCGCCTATAAAAAAACTCAATTACAAGCCGTGCTCACGCTGTCGGCAAATAATGCGGAGATATTAATCGCGAGCCTTTCGACGGCTGTGGCGATCCTTCGGCGGGCGGAAGCCGAGCGGAAAGCTCACCCCACCTTAAAATCGGCATGAGCAGTCCTGCCCCCTCGCGCAGCTACGATGACGACCTTGTCGAGTGGTGCGCGTCCCTCTATGCGGATCCTCTAGCCTGGGTCTGCGGCGCGTTTCCCTGGGGCGAGCCAGGCCCGTTGCAGCACTATCGTGAGCCCGACATCTGGCAATGTGAATTCCTGGAGTGGCTGGGTAGCGAGATTAAAGCGCGCGACTTTGACGGCGTGCATCCCGTCATGCCTATTCGCGCGGCTGTGAGCTCAGGCCACGGCATCGGGAAGGGCGCGTTGACAGGGATGCTGGTCAGCTTCCTCATGAGCACCAGGCGCCATGCGAAAGGCGTGATCACGGCGAACACCGGGCCGCAGCTGCAGGATAAGACGTGGCCGTCGATCACCACGTGGGTGAAGCGGGCGATTACGCGGGACTGGTTCGAGTTGAATACGAGCATCCTGTATCGCAAGGGGCATCGCGAAGAGTGGAAGTGCAGTCCCCAGACGTGCGACCCGGACAACAGCGAGAGCTTTGCCGGCCAGCACAACGCGGCATCGACGAGCTTCTACATCAACGACGAAGACAGCAACGTGCCCGAGATCATCCACGAGGTGCAGGAAGGCGGCTTGACGGACGGCGAGCCGATGCAGTTTTTGTTTGGCAACCCCACGCGGCGACGGGGCAGCTTTCACGACATCGTGTTCGCCGGCAAGGGGCGTGGCTGGAAGACGTGGGTGCTGGACGCGCGGGCGTGTCAGTTCCCGAATAAGGCGCTGATTGCGGAACAGCTCGAGGATTGGGGCGAGGACAGCGATCGGTTTCGGGTGCGCGTGCGAGGGTTACCGCCGAATGCGGAAGACGCGCAGTTTATCGATGCGGTGCGCGTGCGCGAGGCGCAGAAGCGGAAGGTAGAGGTGCTGGATGATGAACCATTGGTCGCTGGATGCGATCTCGCGTGGGGAGGGAAGGACAGCAACGTTATTCGATTTAGACGAGGTCGAGATGCGCGTAGTATCCCTGCTATCCGCATTGCCGGTGAACTCACGCGTGATCCTTCAGTGCTCACAAACCGCCTCTCGGATGTATTGGCTGGGACATTCGACAACCGACGAGTGGCTATGTTGTTCCTTGACTCCGCTGGGATCGCCGGTAGTGTGGGAACCCGCCTCCGAGAACTTGGCTTTAGCAACCTCCTCGAAGTGAACTTCGGGGCCGACAGTCCCGACCGCAAATACCGCTATATGCGGGATCTGATGTGGGGGCGGATGAAGGACTGGCTGGTCAACGGGGCGATTGATACGTCGCCGCGGCTTGAGAACGACTTGACGGCGCCAGGGTTGCGGGAGGATTTGAAGCAGCGGGTATGGCTGGAGAGCAAGAAGGAGATGAAGGCGCGGGACGTGCCGAGTCCAGATGAGGGGGATGCGCTGGCGCTGACGTTTGCGCAGACCGTGGCGCGAAAGAAGAAAGAGGAGCCAGTGCCGCAGCCGTCGTTTAGCGGGTTTAGTCAGTCGTGGATGGGTTAGGATAGGGCGCCGCATGTTCCACTTACCGGATTTGCCCATTGTCGGCTACAGCACGACGCGCGAGCGGGCGCTCACGGACAACATTCAAGAGTTCATCCGGCAGATTGAGCGCGACCGGCCACGGCTGCTGACGATTGTGTGTGAAGGGCGCGAGAAGTGGCGGAAGGTGGCGGGCGATATCTGGCGGGGCTATCGGATTGGGGAAGAGGACGGCACCCTCAATGCGATCTTCGCTTACTTTGAGTTGCTGGCGAGTCCGCCGCGGGTGCAGGCGAAGCTGCTCTTAGCGCCGAAGAATGCGCTGAAGTGGCGGGAGACGATGCGGCGGGCGATGCCGGGGATTGAAGCGGAACGCGAAGCCTTGAAGGGGCTGAAGCGATGATTTACGGGATTGCCGTCTTTCTCGGTGGCGCCTGCATCTTTGCGGCGACATTACTCGCGTTGGAAATTCGCTCAGAGATTCGCTGGATGCTGAAACGTAAAGCCGAGAGGCTGAAGCGATGACGCTGACGCGCGGCGAATTGGAATATCTGCTCTTATTGGCCACGAAGGAGCAGCAGCGCGTCCATGTGCATCAACATGGCGTGCTCCATCCCGTGCTGTTCCCGCATTGCCAGCATCCCGATTGTCTGTTTGTGCATGAGATTGCCGACCTCGTGGCGGGCATTCCGCGCAAGAAGCATCAGTTGATTGAGGTCGCCTAGTGGCGAAGGATCTGATTCGCGAAGCGCGCGAACGCTGGAACCGAGCGGCGGAAGCGGAAGAGCAGCAGCGCAATCGCATTGTGCGCGCGAAACAGTTCCGCGTGGGCGACCAATGGCCGGCGGCGATTAAGTTGGCACGCGAAGGCGGGAACAGCCTGCAGGGGATGGCGCCGCAGCCGCCGCGGCCCTGCCTCGTGGTCGATCGCCTGTCTCAACCCGTGCGGCAAGTGAGCAACACCATCAAGAACGCCAGCTTCGGGTTTGACGTGCTGCCGGCTGGTGGCTCGAGCGACCAGGATACGGCGGATATCTTTAAGGGCTATCTGCGCTGGATGATGAACAACTCGCGCGGAGAATCCCCGATTGAATGGGCCGCGGACCAGGCGATCGAGGGCGGAATCGGCTGGTTCCGGCTGCGCACGGATTACATCAACGAGACGTGGGACGGGGAGCTGACGGAAGAGGCCATGTGGCAAGCGCTGTTCATGGAGCGCATCACGAATAACCTGACGGTCTACGGTGATCCGTCTGCGGTGCGGCCGACGCGCTCGGATATGAAATGGGCCTTCGTGACGGAGGATCTGAGCCGCGATGAATTCGAGCGGCTGTATCCGAAGGCCGATATTCGCGGGCTCGAGGCGTTCATGGCGACGGGCGATAAGGCCGCCTGGTCCTCGTGGGTGAGCGAAGACAGCATCCGCATTGCCGAGTATTACCGCATCGAATATACGAATCGGCATCTGTATCAGTTGCAGGATGGGTCCGTTGTTGAAGAGAAGCCGGATGACAAGGCGGACATCAAGGCCGAGCGTGTCATGCGCGTGCCGAGCGTGAAGTGCGACAAGATCAACGCGATCGAATCGCTGCAGTCGTTTGATTGGGTCGGCTCGCGCATTCCGTTGATTCCGATTCTGGGCGAAGAGTTGAACGTGGACGGGAAGGTGTGGCTGCG